TCACATACTGAAATATACGGACCTAATATTGATCACAAAAAATATAGACAGAAAATGAGAAATACTGCTGAAGCTGCGGGTGTATCAGATGAGTGGATAACAGCAGTAGAAAACGAAGCTAAGAGAGTAACAGGCGATGAAAAATCAAAAATAGAAGTTGCGCTAGAGACAATAATGAAATCAAGAATGAAGGCCGTGCCAAAGAATAAAAAGAGTCCAGAATACACTGCATTCATCAAAAATGAAAAAAAAGAAAAAGCAATAATCAGAGACAGACTGCAGAGTAATTATATTTATACTTATTTATCTCATATGTCTTACAACACAGCTGTATTAGCGCAAGACTTTGATAATGAAAGTATTTTATCTCAGAAAGATGATTCATCTGTAAAAAGGTATGATTCAGCAACAGGTAAATATGTAACGCATATAGATACTGGTTCTACACTAATTAAAGAAAAAAGAATTGAAATTGACAGTTCAGATGGCATTGATATTTTGGCTTATGCTAGACCAACATTTGACGTGGGATTTACTTTAGAAGGTAGAAGTAAGAATCCTGGAAGCGGAAGATTAAAAAATAAAACTAAAGAGCCCGATTGGGATTTCTACAAAAGAATCTTATAATATGAAAACACAACTACTGTGCACATTTACAACAAAAAATAATATTGATAATACAATCAATAAAATAAAAGAGTCTTATACAATAGCTTTTAATAAAATTTATGTGCTTCAAAATGAAGATAGTGTTAAAGAGCTAATTTGTACGTATAACGTTGAAGCAAATGAAGACATTGATTATAACGTCGTTCAAAATACAATTTCTCTACATAGAAAAAAGCATTCAAATACTCTGTATACAATAAATGCTTTAAATGAGGTTATAAAAAATTTAAATAATGGAGTGCTTGATACAGGATATCAAGTACCTTGGGAAAATTTCAAAAATATGATAATGGTAACAAATTCTGAAGGGTTAAACAAAATTAATACTAGAATTTTTAAAATAGTTAACATTTAATATCAAATAAAAAACATAGGAGATAGGTTATGAGCAATGAATCAAAACTATATTATTTTTACACAATAGGTTGTGCTTTTTGTAAGCAAGCAGATTCTGTTGTTGAAGAGTTAAACAAAGAAGATCATAATATCTTAAGACTTGATCTGGCAGAGAAAGAAAATAAAGATATAGCTGAAGATCTTAAAAAGAAGCATAATATAAGATGCGGCACACCTCTATTTATCAACGCTGAAACAGGTCGCAACGTTTGTGGATATAGAGAGAAAGACGTCATACTGAAATGGATTAACGGAGAAGATATTCCACCGCCGCCAAGACCAAAAGGTCCCGCTCCGAGAGTACCTTTTCACGGTGCCTCTAAATCAGAAGAGAAAAAATGGCAAAAAGATTATGAAAAATGGACAGATGAGAATTCGCATCTTCCAAATCTCAAAACTGCTGATGAACTTCTTGCGATGCCGAGACCTAAATCAATGCCACCACGGCTGCCGCAACCCGGATCATCAAATAATGAAATAAAAAAATGGCGAACAGGATACAAAAAATGGTCAAAAGAGAACAAGCATTTGCCCAATCTGATACCAGTTGAACAGCTTGAACATAGAATCAGAAATGCGCCGAAACAACAACAGCAGCCTCAAGCAACATCGTCAGTAAATGAAAGATTAAATGCTCTTGAAGACAAATTAGATAGACTTATAAAGCATTTAGGCGTTAAATGAAATATAGGCCCAAGCCTACAGTAGACAGACCAGCAACGCAAGAAGAATTAGATTGCATAGATAAAACAGAGCAGATGTTAGCGGAAGAAAAGAAACTTCCGCCAGCATCTCAGATGATACGAAATCTAGCAACTGATCATTGGCGAAGTCTTAAAGCATTTATCAAGGGAAAACAAGTTATAGTTCCACATGAAGTGGCAGAAGAACGATGGGAGATATGCAAAAGTTGTCCGTATCTGAAATATGATGAAACAAATCCAGACACAAACAAGAAAGACGGTCGATGCGCAGAATGTGGTTGCTTTATGAATGTTAAAGTCCATTATGCAACAGCAGAATGCCCAATAGGCAAGTGGAAACAAGCTTGCGATTGTCAAGATAAAAAAGATTGTGACGAATAAAAATTAAATTTTGGGAAAATTTCATTATATATATTAATGAATAGGTTATATGGTTACAAATAAACCATAAATATTAAATAATAAAACATAAATACTGAGGAGTAATTCAATGGATATTGAACAAATCAAAAAGAAGTTAACTCAACTTCAATCAACAACATCAACAAAAGAAAATTTCTGGAAACCCAATCCCGGGAAAACTCAAGTCAGAATAGTTCCATATAAATTCAACAAAGACAATCCATTTGTCGAGCTTTATTTCCATTATAATTTAGGAACAAATAAAACTTATTTGTCTCCAGTTTCTTTTGGAAGGCCAGATCCGGTTAATGAATTTTCTGAAAAGCTAAAGTCTTCAGGCAATAGAGAAGAATGGCTGCAAGGAAGGAAAATTGAACCTAAAATGAGAACATTTGCACCAGTTGTCGCAAGAGGACAGGAAAAAGATGGAGTAAAATTTTGGGGCTTTGGAAAAACTGTCTATCAAGAGCTTCTAGGGTTTATTGCAGATCCTGACTACGGAGACATTTCAGATCCAATAAGTGGAAGAGATATAGTTGTAGATAAGATGACTCCTGCAGAAGCAGGAAATCAATTTGGTAAAACAACAATAAGAGTTAAGCCAAATCAAACTCCACTAACTGATGATAGTGAAATGCTAGAAAAAATATTTAATTCTCAAGTTGATTTAACAGAGTTATATAAAGAACCAACATACGACGAATTAAAAGATGCATTAGAAAATTATCTAAATCCATCTGATGATGAAGAAGAAGAACAAAAAGATGATAGTTCAGATAAAGGCAGTTCAACTTCAAATATCGAAGATGCATTTGATAAGCTATTCAACGATTAATTAAACAATCTTAGTGGGTGAGATGAAATTTCACACAAAGAATTAAAAGTCTTTAGAATCACTCTCTCATCTGCTTCATTAATCATAAGGAGTTTTCATGGTAGAAAAAGATGAGCTTGCTAGCGTCATAGCTGATGAACTAAACAAGCAGTTCAAGACACATCAGGTCGCGTATTTTTTAGATTCAAGTAATAAATCTCCAACAGATGTCAAAGAATGGATATCAACAGGATCTTCTATTCTTGACATTGCTATTTCTAATAAGCCTCGTGGTGGAATTGGAGTGGGTAAAATAACTGAGCTAAATGGTTTAGAAGGAAGCGGAAAGTCATTGGTTGGTGCGCATGTTTTGGCGAATACACAGAAGAAGGGAGGAATGGCTGTCTATATAGATACTGAATCTGCTGTTTCTCAAGAATTTCTTCAAGCAATCGGCATAGACATTTCAAAGATGTTGTATCTTCAATTGGAAACAGTAGAAGATATATTTGAGTCGATAGAACACATAATAACAAAAATAAGAGAATCTGACAGAGATAGAATTGTTACTATTCTTGTTGATAGCTTGGCTGCAGCTTCAACTAAGATTGAAATGGAAGCCGATTTTGATAAAGACGGATGGTCTACAGCAAAAGCTATAATAATATCTAAAGCAATGAGAAAAATAACACAGATGATAGCTAGACAAAAAGTTGCTTTAGTTTTTACAAATCAATTAAGACAGAAACTTGGTGTAATGTTCGGTGATCCTTGGACAACATCTGGAGGCAAGGCTTTACCGTTTCACGCGTCAACTAGAGTTAGATTAAAAAATGCTGGACAGATAAAAGATTCTAAGAAAAATACTATTGGAATTAAATTAAAAGCTCAAGTAATAAAAAATAGATTAGGCCCGCCATTGAGAACGGCAGAATTTATTTTATATTTTGATAGAGGCATAAGCGATTATGATAGTTGGTTGACTGTAATGAAAGATCATAAATTGGTAAAGCAAGCCGGCGCGTGGTATACATACAAAGACGCAGAAACAAATGAAGAAATAAAATTCCAATCTAAAACATTCGCAGAAAAATTAGATACTGATTCAGAATTAAAGGAAAAAATTTACAAGTTAATTTGTGACAAATCAATTTTAAAATATCAATCTGATAAATTAGGGTTAGATGATATCATTGAAACAGATAAAGTTGTAGATGAACTATAATAATTATCAGTCTTTATTACGAGAAGTAGAAGAAGAGCACAATCAAAGCAATAAAAACCCTCTAAATATAAATAGTAGAGTTTTATTAGTAGATGGATTGAATACTTTTATACGGGCGTTCGCTGCAAACCCTGCAATAAATGATGATGGAGTACATGTAGGCGGATTAGTTGGTTTTTTAAAATCACTAAGATACACAATATCAAAGCTTAAACCTACAAGGTGCATTATTGTTTTTGACGGAAAAAATGGATCTAACAAAAGAAGAAAATTATTTCCAGAGTATAAAAGTCAAAGAAGAGTAAAACAAAGGTTCAATAGAAATGTTGATTGGTCTACTTCGCCTGTCGATGAAGCACAATCAATGAGAATGCAAATGAGCAGACTAGTCAAGTATTTAGAGCAGCTTCCATTAACTTTAATTTCAGCAGATAACGCAGAGGCAGATGATATAATAGCTTATATATGCACAAATTTGCTAAAAGGCTCAGATAAAATAATAATGAGCACCGACAAAGATTTTCTTCAATTAGTTGATGACTCAATAAATATTTGGAGTCCGACAAAAAAACTTTTATATGATAAAGAAAAAATTTTTAAAGAATATGGATTGCATTCAAAAAATTTTATTATATACAAAATACTAGACGGAGATAAATCTGATAATATCGCAGGAATAAAAGGCGCGGGATTAAAAACAATTCTAAAAAATATTCCGCAGATGAATGAAGATAAAAAATTTACAGTTAAAGACTTAATAAATTTTATTAACAACACAGATAAAAAAATAAAACTTTTCGAAAATATTAGAAATAATTTTACGTTAATAAAGCGAAATTATTTGTTAATGCAATTAAAAAATGCTGATATAAGTAATTATAATAAATTAAAAATTCAAAATGTGTTGCAAGAAGAAATACCTAAGTTGATAAAATACAAATTTTCTGTAATATTTATGCAAGATAAATTATGGAGTCAAATTCCTAATATGGAATCTTGGATTACTGAATTTATAAAATTAGACAGGTTTGGAAAATTAAATGGATAAAAAATTATCTCAATTTGGTCATGGCTTTCAAATTAAATCTATAGTATGCTTAATCACAAAAAAAAATTTTATTGAACAGATTTTTGATATACTTGATGAAAAATATTATGATAATGACTCTTTAAAGTGGATAGTTAGTCAATGTAAAAAATATTTTCAAGAATATCAATCAAAGATAACTTTTGATGTGTTCAAAGCAAATATAAATTATATCAAAAATGATATATTAAAGGTATCAGTTTTAGAATCATTAAAAGAAGTTTATAAACATCTTGATGCCAACGATTTAGATTTCGTTCAAGACAAAACATTAGATTTTTTTAGAAATCAAAAATTAAAAAACGCGATAATAGAATCTGTAGATATTCTCGAGAGAGACGGTGATATAGAAGGAATAAAAAAGATAATTGATGAAGCAATGAGTGCAGGACTTGAAAGAAATTTTGGTCATAAATATTTCGAAATGATAGAAGACAGATATAGTGAAATGGCTAGAGAAACAATTCGAACTCCTTGGGATATAATAAATGATTTAACTCAAGGAGGCATTGGAAAAGGAGAATTGGGCGTCATTGTTGCGCCTGCTGGAGCTGGAAAAACATGGCTTTTATCTAAAATAGGATCTGAAGCATTAAAAAATCAAAAAAATATAGTGCATTTTACGCTTGAATTGAACGAAGCATATGTTGGATTAAGATACGATAGTATTTTTACAGGAATCCCGAATCAGAATTTAAAATATCATAAAGATAAAGTATCAGAAAAATTAGAAAAATTAGGAAACGGGAAATTATTAATAAAATATTTCCCAACAAAGACGGCATCAATTCATACTTTTAGCGCGCATTTAAAAAGATTAACAGCAATAGGAGAAAAAATAGACTTAGTTATAATAGATTACGCAGATATAATGAGAGATATAGGCAATGCAAAAGAAGTGCGTCATCAACTGGGAAATATTTATGATGATCTTAGAGGGCTAGCTGGAGAAATTGAAGTTCCAGTGTGGACTGCTTCGCAGACAAATAGATCAGCGCTAGATGATGATGTTATAGAGGCTCAAAAAATATCAGAGAGTTATCAAAAAGTAATGACTGCTGATTTTGTGCTATCTCTTTCTAGAAAGATGGAAGATAAGGCACAAAGTACGGGAAGATTTCATGTTATAAAAAATAGATTTGGCCCAGATGGATTAACTTATCCAGCTAAAGTTAATACAAATACAGGACAAATAGAACTATACGAATCTGATTCTCTGGATGGAAAGACTCAGCAGAAAAAAATAGATAACAGAGACAATATCACAAGAAAAATGTTAGCAACAAAATATAAAGATTTAATACAATGAAAACAGCATTATATTTATTAGTGTTGCGATTAGGAGAGAAAAATTATGTCAACATTTAGGTTATCAGAAAATTTTATAAATAAATATAAAAGAAAGAAGCCACCATTTGGTTTTAACGGATTGGGTGAGCTTGTTTATATGAGAACGTATTCTCGTATAAAAGAAGACGGAAAGAATGAGCGTTGGTGGGAGACAGTCAAACGAGTAGTCGAAGGAGCTTATACGATGCAGATGAACTGGATAAATCATCATCAGCTCGGATGGAATCCCTGGCAAGCGCAGCGTTCTGCTCAAGAAATGTACGACAGAATATTTTATATGAAATTCTTGCCACCTGGAAGAGGATTATGGGCAATGGGAACTCCCATCACAGAAGAAAAGGGATTATACGCTGCCTTAAATAATTGCGCATTTGTATCGACGTCTACAATTAAAGATGACTACGCAAAACCGTTTACTTTTTTGATGGATGCATCTATGGTCGGTGTAGGAGTTGGATTTGATGTTAAGGGCGCAGGAGAAATAATAATCAAAGGAGACAATAAAGATAGAGATTCAGCAATATATGAGATTCCAGATACAAGAGAAGGCTGGGTTGAATCTCTAAGAATGTTATTGGAATCGTATTTTCATAATACTGCTTCTGTGAAATTTGATTATTCAAAAATAAGACCGGCTGGAGAACCAATAAAGGGATTTGGAGGACTTTCTAGCGGTCATGAGCCATTAAAAGAAATTCATGAAGAAATAAGCAAAGTATTAGAAAAAAATTCTGGAGCACCGATATCAGCGACTACTATTGTTGATATAATGAATCTTATTGGTAAATGTGTTGTGGCTGGAAACGTTAGAAGAACTGCTGAAATTGTATTTGGCGATGCATTTGATGAAGAATACATGGATTTAAAAAATTATAAAGTTAATCCGCATAGAGAAAGCTACGGGTGGACATCGAATAATTCTGTCTATGCAGAGCTTGACATGAACTATGATGACGTATGCAAAAGAATAGCAGATAATGGCGAACCAGGATTTGCATGGCTAGAAAATATGCGAGGATATTCTAGAATGAAAAATGGGAAAGATAACAAAGACCACAGAGCTGCTGGCGGGAACCCATGTCTAGAACAAACACTAGAGTCTTATGAATTATGTTGCTTAGTTGAAACATTCCCAAATAATCATAAGAATTTAGATGATTATTTATTAACGCTTAAGTACGCGTATCTTTATGCAAAAACAGTTACATTGGGAAAAACACACTGGTCAGAAACTAATCGAGTAATGT